GACTTACGCCCACACCCGCCTCCATGCGTATTGTTCCGACTATGTGCCAAGGGACAGCGGTATGTTGGACCAAACGGTGGATATCACGCCGGAATACGTCCATTACAAGTCTCCTTATGCGCATTTCCAGTGGGAAGGGGTGGTTTTTGTGGATGAGCGGGGAAGCACATACGCCCTTCCGAACCACTCCAAGTACCCGACAAGCACCCACTTGCACTACAGCACAGACCGCCACCCCCTAGCTACCTCCCATTGGGAAGCGGCGGCGATGGCCGCCCACAAGGGCGACCTGTGCAAGGATATTGAAGCCTACCTGAGGAGGCGTTAATCCCATGAGCAAACATGAAGCTATGGTGGAGTATCTGAAACAATACCCCGGCCTGCGGTCTTTCCTCCACTTCAACACCATCACCGACAAAACCGGAAATGTCAGTGTCCAGACGGTATACGGCGAGGAGTGGGAGACCAGACAGCTCCGGGGCCACGGAATCAAGCGGTATGATTTTGCCCTTGTCTCGATGGTTCCCCAGGACCCAGGCACCAGTAACGCCAATATCACTCAAATGGAAAACGCCCAGGCGTTTATGAAGTGGATCACAGAGCAAAACCGGCTGAGGAATTTCCCGAAATTTGAGGGCTGCAAAGTCCTTTCCATTGAAAATCTGCAAAACATGCCGAACCCGGCGGGGGTAAACGCCGCTGGCAGCGTCGCTAAGCTGATGTGCCAGTGCCGGGTCCGGTATTACGAATAGGAGTGAAAAACGTGAAATTATCCGAACTGATGAAGGACTATACCCCGTCCCCCACCTTTGAGGGTTTCGCCACCAATGACGATTTTGTCCTTGCGGTTGGTATCAACCTGGAGGAAAGGGCCACGGAAAACGACTACACGGTGGTACAGCTGGGCATTTCCGGCCTTGACCCTCAGATGAACCCGGTAACCAAGGATTCGCAGTACATCCGCACCGGCCTGTCCACCACCAAGACCGGCACACAGCGCACTTTTGCCATTTCCGGCGACCGGTATATCGGAGACCCCTTCCAGGACTACTGTTTCTCCCTGAGAGTGGCCCATGGAACCGGGCAGGCGGTCATTGTGCCCTATGTCTATTTCTCTGTTCTCACCGGGAAGGGAGAGAAGGGCACCGCTTCCATCATCGTCAACAGCGACGGCGGCGGCAACGCCGGGGAGAACTCCGCAATCTCCATCGACCTGCGGAGCGTTGGCGTGAAGCCCACAGAGTACACATACGCCGCTGAGGCCAGCGTCTAAGGAGGAAACAGCATGATTACCTACAAAATCAAGATCAACGGCAAGGAGTACACCCTTCCCGCCCGCACCCTGGCGGTAGATGAGCGAATTGAGGAAATCAGCGGCCTTGACGCAAAATACAAGGCTGGAGAGCTGACCCGCCGGGGCGTGGTGGAAGCCCTCCATGCCTTTGTGGACGGCCTGGCCCCTGGTTGCGTTCCTCCCCTGGAAGAGGTGGACACCAACGAGCTTTTGAAGGTGTCCATGGACATGATCGCCGTCTATGACGGCCCCAGAATCAAGAGCACGATTGAATCTCAGATGTCTGCGGCCAGGGAGCTTTTGAGCAAGCCGGAGGTTAAGCAGCTGATTACGGCGGCTCAGGCGGTGGGTAATCAGAAATGAGCCTGTATCAGGCCCCGCCCGATACTATCACGGTCAATGGGTGGGAATACCCTGTTGACACGGACTTTCGGGTTTGGATGGAGTTTCAGTCCATAATCCTGAGCGGCGGGAAGGAACAGGAGCGGGCGGAACGCCTGGCTGGTTTTATGGACCGGCTGGGCCTCCCCTCGTCCAAAGAAGCCCTTGACGCTATGCTGACCTTCTACACGGCGGAGAGTAAGGAAAAGCCCGTGGCCGCTCAGAAGTCCCGCCCGATGGCCTTTGACTTCCAGCAGGACAGCGAGTATATCTACGCCGCATTCATGGGGGCGTACAAAATCGACCTGACCACGGCGGAAATGCACTGGTGGACGTTCAAGGCCCTTTTTAAGGCCCTGCCCGATGACTGCGAGCTGTGCAAAATCATGCGGTATCGGACCATCGACCTGAAAGACGTGCCCAAGAACCAGCGGAGATTTTACCAGGAGCAGAAAGCCCGGTACAGCCTGGGGAAACAGGCAAAGCACCGGACGGAGCAGGACATGAGGGATTATGTCAAGCGCCGGTTTGAAGAAGCACAACGGCAGGCAGAAAACAACAACCGCCCGAGGGGGTGACAGCGTGGCAAACGACGGAACTGTAAAAATCGGTGTTGAATTCTCTAAAAACGACATTCAAAAAGGCTATAAAACCATTCAGGATGAAGCTAAAAAAACGGCCAATTCCTTAAAGAGCGTCAACGACGCATTGAAGCTGGACCCCAAGAATACCGACCTTCTGATTGAGAAACAGAAGCTTTTGACAAAAGCGGTTGCGGCTGCGGAACTCCAAGTTTCAGAACTAAGCAAGGAACTGGAAAAAGCAAAGGAATCAGGGCTGGAGGAAAAAGACGCAGAGGCATACCGTGAACTGGTAACAGCCTTGTCAAGGGCGACAGTAGAGGCGAAACAGTACAATGATGAGCTGAAAGACGTTAACAAGTCACTTGATTTAGACCATGGAAGTGTTGACACACTTGTTGAAAAACAGAGACTGTTAACAAAAGCGCTTGCGGAAGCGGAGGCCCAGGCCAATGAGCTGAGCGAAGCCCTGGAACAGGCTCGGGAATCCGGGATGGATGAAACAGACGCAGACGGCTACCGAGCATTGTCTGAAGCTCTGGAACAGGCCCAGGAGCAGGCAAGGGAATATGCCGAGGAGCTGGATTCTTTGAATGATTCTGCGGATGAAGGCTCAGGGAAGCTCGATTCATTTTTTAATAGCATATCCGGTGGCGTGATGGTTGGCCAGTTAGCCGCCGGGGCTATTGGGCTTGTAATTGAGAAATCCATCGAACTCATTGACTGTATCTGGAACATGGACGAAGCCACCGAGGAATACAGGGAAGCCATGGGAAAGCTGAATACCGCTTTTGAATCTGCGGGGTTTAGCGTAGAGACTGCCAAACAGGCCTACACCGAGTTTTACAAGATTCTCGGTGACACCGATACCGCCACCGAAGCATCCCAACTATTAGCCTCTCTGGCCCGGAACGAGGAAGACATGGCCAAATGGACAGATATTGCCGCAGGTGTATACGGCACCTTCGGCGACGCTTTGCCCATTGAAGGCCTAATTGAAGCGGCCAATGAAACAGCTAAGACCGGAAAAGTCACCGGAGTTTTAGCGGACGCTATCAATTGGGCGGGTATGTCCGAGGATGAATTTAACCAAAGCCTTGCCCAACTCAGCAATGAGGGCGACCGGGCACAACTTATCATGAACAACCTTGGATTGGCCTACCAGGACGCAACAGAAGCATTTTATGAAAACAACGAAGCCCTGATTCAAACTAGAGAAAACCAGGCAATTCTCAACGAAACACAAGCAGAATTGGGTGAATCGGTTGCAAATCTGAAAAGCCAGTTCTTTGATCTATTTGGCCCTCTCCTTATTGGAGCCATACAGTCTGTAACGGGAATAATCTGGGGTGTCCAAATTGCCGTTGATGCAATTGGAAAAGCCCTGGAATGGCTTGGGGAAAAGGTCCAAGCTGTAGTCGGATTTTTCCAGGAGCTTTTTGGCGCAAGCAAGCAGGCGTCCAATATCTCCGTGTCTAGTGACAGTCCGTCCCCCCGCGCCGGCCCAGTTCCCCGCCGTGCTCCTCCGCCCCCTTCTGCTCCATCTGATGACGGCGGCGACCCTGGCCCCAGCGCCTACAGTCTGAGCCGTGCGGCCCCTGCCCTGGAGACGGCCATGCCGTCCGCCCGGGACCGTATGATCTCCGACCTTGCGGCGGCAATGCCGGCGGCCCAGAGCCGGGTAGCAATCGCCACGGCGGCAATGGCCCCGTCTGCGGGCTACTCCGCCCCGCCCCCTGTCTCCTCCTCTGGAGGCGGCGGGCAAGGACAGACCCCGACTATCGATGTCCGT